ATTTGGATGAAGTACTACCTCCATTCTCTTTCTTTGTTTTACTTGTATCCCAATTCCAATCTTTACTAGCATCACCAGGAATATATCTATATCCTACTATTTGTAGATAATCAAAGTTATCGTCAGAACTTGTTTTTAAAGGATAAACAAGAGATTGTGCATCCGCATTATAGGCTATTCCATATTTTGTAGTTCCAGTCATTCCACCTAGATTTTCTAATATACCAGCACCTTCTATTGCATCTGCAAAACTAAGATTACTTGGCAAGTGTTCTGCAGCATCTCTGAATATATTTTTAGCATTTGGGTCATTAAGTATTTCTTCTACCTTATCATCTGATGCCCCTAAGACATCTAAGTAAGAATCTTTATCCCATGAAGATATAGTAGCCCAATCAATCTTTCCTTCTGATTCATTATAAAAATCTCCAGCATCAAGAACTTCCTCTGGTTTTAAAGGAATATCATTATTTCTTTCTATTGTTTGTTGTCCTGTTTCTAGATTTTCTTTAAGATTAAAGGATAATCCTGTTAAAAGAAAAGTATCTGATTTTTTAAACTCTAACGCCATCTTAGAATTTTTTAATTATTTAGCACGATATTTGGCATAAGGTAAGGAACGTAGATATTCGATTTCATCATTATTAATTACATGTAAAGCTCCAACCACTTCTTGCCAAGTGTAGTTTCGAGATTCACCCCAATGAAAATTAAGTCCTTTGAATCCCCATTTTTCTACCGATGTAACAGCAACTAATGGGTGTTCGTCATAGTATTTATCAGGAGTCTTTGCTATGTATATGAATGTATAATATTTTCCTGCATCTGGAACCCATTCTGTTTCAGTAAATACTTCCAAAATACTCATCATAATTAGATCAGCGTCTTCTGATCCATCTAGTTTTTCTTGAAGTTTTTCTGTTCTATCCATTACTTAATACCTAATTCTTTTTCGGTAATAATTTTAAATTCTATTTTATGATCTTTACACCATTCATCTGCTGCTTTCCATTTTGCTTGATTGACTGCATATGTAGTGCATTCATATATGTATGATTTAGTTACTCTTTTTCTTTTCTTTGGTGGTCTTGTTTGCTTTAGTGGTTTGACTTCAATTACATAAGTTTTTACTTCACCGTTAGTTTCTTTTACTTTCATGATAAAATCTGGAAAGTATCTACGAACTCTACCGTCAGGAGCACGGTAAGGTATAAAAAATTCTTCACTTCCCCATTCAAGAATACTTTCATTAAGGTCGCACCATCTGCAAAATTTGCGTTCCCAACTACTTCGGCATATTATATTTCTATAGTCTCCTTTGTATTTTCTAGGGTTTTCTGGTTTGTACTTACTCTTAATACTCTCTGCCATCTTGTATACATAATATAACGACCTAAAAATTATTTATAGATGCCAGCTAAGCGTCCCGAAAAATTACCGATAACTGATATAAAATCTAAATTATTAAATATATCTCAAACTTCCCAGTACCTTTTGAGTTTAACCATTCCTCAAAATGTTACTGATGGGTTGGGAATGGGTAGTATACAGACTAGTAATATTGAGTTGTTATGCAGTAATGCGAATTTGCCAGGATCTTCTCTTGCTACTCATGAGGTAACTAATGACTATCATGGAGTTACTGAAAGAATGGCATATAGAAGAATATATGATGAGACTTTTAATACCTCATTCTATGTTGATCGTAGATATAACGTAATTAAAGCATTTGAAGGATGGATTAACTATATTAGTGGTGTTGATAGTAGAAGGTTTGCGGATCCTTATATAAATGCTAGATATCAGTACCCTGGTGGTACAAATGGATATAAAAAAGAGATTTACTTGACTAAATTTGAAAAAGATTTTAATGTGGTTGATAGTAAATCTTTAGTATATTGTTTTCAACAAGCTTTCCCTCTTAGTATTACTGCCATGCCAGTATCATATGATCAACCTGATATTCTCAAATGTAGTGTTAATTTCTCTTTTATGAGATATAATATTAAAGATCTAGAAATGGGAGATATTAATATTGATAGTTATAATAATTCTGGTATACAAATAGAAAATCAATATTCACCCGAGGAAGTTGCGGCAATGAATGCCCCATCTAAAGCTTCTTCAAATGAAATTACAAATTCTAATGCTAAAAAAGCTATGGATCCTAAGTTCTTACCATTCCTAAAATAACAAGCTAAATAAAATACTGATTTAATTATCATGCCTTTACCAAAAATTGCCACACCAACTTATGAGTTGGTATTGCCTTCTAATAATAAAACTGTTAAATATAGACCTTTTTTAGTTAAAGAGGAGAAACTTTTAGTTTTAGCATTAGAATCTGAAGATACGAAACAAATTACAAATGCTATTAAAGCGGTCCTTAGTAGTTGTATTCAATCAAGAGGTGTTAAGGTAGAAACTCTTCCTACTTTTGATATTGAATATTTGTTTCTCAATATTCGAGGTAAGTCTGTAGGTGAAGTTATTGAAGTTAATTTGTTTGCTCCTGATGATGGTGTAACTTCAGTGCCTGTTGAAATTAATATAGATGATATTAAAGTTAATACGGATGAGGAACATACTAATAAAATTAAATTGGATGATAATTTAATGATGGAAATGAGATATCCGTCATTAGATCAATTTATTAATAATAATTTTGAACTAGGTGGAGAAGTTAATTTTGAAAAATCCTTTGAATTAATTGCATCTTCTATAGATACTGTTTATAATGATGAGGAGGTTTGGTCAGCATCTGATTGTACTAAGAAAGAATTAGTCTCATTTTTAGAGCAAATGAATACTGTACAATTTAAAAAAGTTGAGAAGTTTTTTGAAACTATGCCTAAGTTATCTCACGAGGTGACTTTTATAAATCCTAAAACTAAAAAAGAAAATACTGTTCTACTTGAGGGATTAACATCTTTTTTCGGCTAGGAATGGTTCATATGAGTCTTGAGAGTTATTATAAAATAAATTTTGCTTTAATGCAGTATCATAAATACTCATTAACTGAGATTGAAAATCTTATTCCTTGGGAACGAGACGTTTATGTTGGTCTGCTGCAGCAACATCTTGAAGATGAAAAATTAAAACAAGAACAAGCAAAGAATAGACATGCCTGAGGCTCCTCCTAAAAAAATAAATGCAGATTCTTTTAAAAGAGGACTTTCTTTAGAGGAGAAGGTTGAGAGTAACTCGGAAAAAATTACTTTAGTTAAGAATATTATTAGCTTACGTAAGGATAATGTAGATCTTAGATTAGAAGAGATTGAAGATGATGTAGATAATATTGATTCTGATTTGATGGATGGATTGCATTCTGTTGTCGAATCTTTAGTAGGAGTAAAAGCAATATTAGCTGATCAGGTTAAAGAGAGAATAAAACAGAGAAAAGATGCTAGAAAAGAAAATGAACGATTGAAGAAAAAAAGAAGAGAGGATGAATTAGAGGGTGAAAAGAAAGATGGAGGAGGTATACTAAAGAGTGTTGGGGGAATAGCTAAAAATATTTTTGGTAATTTAAAAAAATTTCTTACTAATGTATTATTAGGTGCTGCATTAATAAAATTATTTGAATGGTTAAATAATCCAGAGACTTTAGAAAATTTAAAGAAATTTGGAAAATTTCTTGAAGATCATGGAGGTAAGATTGCAAAACTATTACTTGTTCTTACAGCATTAAATCTTTTAGGTGGTCTGGGAACTATAGTTACTATAGGTAAATCTATTAAAGGTATTATTGCATTGCTTGCTGCTAATCCTGTTGTAGCTGGTGTATTGGGATTGGGTATAGCTACAGCTATAGCAGGAAATTGGTTGATAGGTAAACAAATAGGTGGTGGTAAGGTAATACGAGAAGGAAGAAAAAGAGTAGAAGAAGAATTTAGAGAGAAAGTTATTGCTTCTAATGAAAGATTAATGTCTGATAGTCCAGATACTCCTCTTTTGGATGCTAATAGTGGTTTATTAGTATATCCAAAGGGGCATGAAAAAGAAGGTTCACCAATTTTAACTTTAAATTATTATGGTAATAAAGGGTGGAAGGGAAAAGCAGGTGAATATGATGATCCTACAGGTAAAAGTACTGGACAAGAAAAATACATTAAACCAGGAATTTTTAAAGCAGATGGGACTACATGGGGAACTAATGAACAAATAAATTTGGTTTTTAAGAAAGAGAAGGCTTTAGATAAAATTGGTGCACCTGGAAAGGGAATTCAAGCAGAGATGTGGAAAAAAATTAGTGAAGAAAGAAAATTAATCTTCCGAGAACGAGATCTAACTGAAGAAAAAAAAGAGTTGTTCAAAAATAAAGATAGAGTGGGATTGGATGCATATAAAAAAGAAACATTACGGATGCAAGATGAAAGAGAAAAGGAAATTAAAGAAGAATATCGTGGTAAATTGGGAGTTTTAGTTGATGAAGCCTTTACAGGACCATTATTGACTGACAAAGAGATGTATGATTATCATAGATCACAATCTAGTGGTGGTTTTCCTATGATAGAAAAATATGAAAATAGTGATACTGTAGATAATATTAACGAATCAATAGAGATTGGTGGGAAAGAAGATACTATTACTAAATTGAAAGAACAGAAAAAGAATTTGAATTTGTGGCAAAAGATGAGTGGTGTTGGTAGTGAAATTGATGAAAAAATTCATTTACTAGAAACTGGAAAGGAAATGGATCGTGGTTGGAATAAATCATCAAATAAAAATGCAAAACAAAATGCAAAACAAAATGCAAAACGAACAATATCATCACAAAAAGAGGTTAGTGGTAGATTTGATGTGAAAACAGGAAAGGCATATATTAATAATCAAGAGGTTTCTACTGATGAATATAATAAATTCTATAATTTATCTAAGAAAGAACAATTAGACCAATATGGTATAGATCAAAATAATAATGCTAAAATAGATAAAAGTAATAAAACATCAGTAAAGGGTTCAGATCGTATAGAATCTAATGTTGCTTCTAATAAAAGTCCAAAAATTAACCTTCTACCAATAACAGGTGGACAACAGTCTAATCTTGCAAGTTCATCAGGGTCTTCTAGTAATGATTCTGTAGTATTCTCCTCAGAAGATCCTAGTGGAACTGGACAATCTTTTGCTATTGCAGGAATTTATAATGTGAGTCCATCATGATATTGCCACTAGTATCAGCATTGGGAAAAACGGTACTTGGAGCAGGTAAAAAAGTTGCCAAGGGGATAAAGGAAAGATCTAAAAAAGTTGATGTTGATAAATTCATGAATAAAAAGAAAGGTGGAAAAACATATAGTAGACCTGAAACTATTCCTCATATTTCAAATACTAATATAACTCTATCTTCAAATTTATCTTCCGATGAGGTATTAAAATCAAATGAGGTTGAAGATATTGTAGGAGACATGAGAAATGTTGTTGGTAATATTAAATCGATTATAGAAAAAGATTTTCAATTGGATCGACAAGAAGATAAAGATAAAAAGACTACTCGTAGAAATATGTTTGCTCGTGCTAGAGAAAAGTTTCTTGAAAAATTGCCAAATATAATTAAACCTAAGTTAAAATCTCTTAAGAATATTTCAGCATTGCAGAAAATGCAAAAATTCTTTAGTACAGTCTTAATAGGATCATTATTGACTTTCTTATATGAAAATATGGATGTTATTTTGCAATGGATTAAAGGATTTATTGATATAATAACTCCTGTAGTGAAATGGATAGTTAATATTGGTAAAGGAATAGTCAAGATGGCTTTGGCTATACCGCAAGATATGGTGAGAGTAGATGATCAGATTGATAAATTAAAAGAAACTGAAGAAGAAGCATTAAAAACTTTGACTGATGTTAAAATGGATGCTGCAAAATTAGAAAGTGATTTAGCAAAAGCTAATGAAAGGCAAAAAGAAAAAGAAGAAGAAGCAACAACAGGTGATGATGATGGTACGACCACATCAGAACAGTATACAGAGGTTGCTGGTGAGAGATTTGATCCTGATAATCCTACAGAGGAACAACAACAGGCTATTCAATTCAAAAATCAGATGGCAGAGAGTAGAGGGGAAGAACCACAGAAGTTTAATAAGGGTGGAAAGGTTGCTGGTTCTGGTAATACGGATACAGTTCCTGCGATGCTAACTCCTGGTGAGTTTGTGATGAGTAAAGGGGCAGTTCAGAAGTATGGAGAAGACACTCTTGCATCTATGAATGCTATGGGTGGTGGAACTAATATACCAACATTAGGTAGATATAAAGAAGGTGGTGTCGTAACTGACCCAGAAGAGAGAAAACAACAAGAAGCATATATGCTTAAGTATGTTAATGAAGAAAGAGTATTGCAGGGTTTGGAACCTTTAACTAATCTAACTTATGCTCCAGGTGTAGAACTTACAAAGATGAGGGGTCCAGGTCCAAGAACAAAAGAAACATCAGATACTATTACAGATCTTGATAGAGGTATCGAGACCACATCAACATCAAAAACAGTTGATGGTAAAACTACTTTTGGTGCATCAATGAGGCAAATAACACCAGAAGATAGGCAGAAGTTCTTTGCAGAAAACCCACACGCAGCACAGTTAGTAAACCTTAAGAATCAGATTGAACTGGATAATTTAGGTGCTGACATATCTGCAAGTGCCAAAATGAAGGGTGGTGGTTTAGTTCAAGGATTCTTAGGATTAAAAGGTGGTGGGAAGGTTATTAGTAATAGTGAGAATGCTACTATGCGAGGAGGTCAGGTAGTCTCTGGTAATATGTCTCAATCTAGTGCTGATTATAATCAAAAGAAATTGCAATTGCAGAAGGCAAGGTTCCAAGCAATAAGTACCTATGGTTTTAATTCCCCTGAAGTTAATCAAATAAAGAAACAACTATTGATTTTAGATGGGACTCCAGCAGAGGCTATAGTTATTCCTAAAGGTAAGGGTGAGATTAAAGTAAAAGGATATTCAACTTATAAAGGATCAGGTGGTACAGGGAAGAAAAAAGGTGAAGGTGGTGGACTTTTATCTAATATTAGCAATTTATTTAATCGTAGTAGTGATGTTGATGAGAAAAAATCTAGTAGCAGTGGTATCTTAGGACCAATAAGTAGTAATATTGATGATATGGTTAATACTAAGGAGTATAAACCTTTAGAAAATATCAGCACTTATGAAGAAGATTTTGAAAATGAAATAAATGTTCCTATTGCATTACCTAAGAGTCAATCTTCTTTTCCTTCTTCTCAGAGTGGTGGAATGATTCCTGTTCCTATAGGTTCAAGTAGTAGAACCTTATTAAATAGATATTATAAGGAACAATTATTATCCTTTTTATATAAAGTATAATGTCAGACGCTAGATCAAGCACCAGAGCTGGTTCAATAGATAAATTTGATATTGCTGGATTGATAGATATTACTCCAGGTATTACTGAATTATCTTATTATGAAAATGTTTTGTCTAATTCTCATACTTTAAGTGTGAATGTCCTTGAAAGTGGTGATGTCGATTCTGGTGAACTACCCACTAAGGGACTTATAAACAATCTTCCAATAACTGGTGGAGAAAAATGTAGTGTTAAAATTAAAGACAATCTTGGAAATTCTTTAGATTTTACAAATGATAAATCTTTTTATATTAATAGAGTTAGAAATATAAATCCCAGTACTCAAACTGATACTTATACTCTCGATTTTTGCTCAAGAGAAACTCTTGCAAATGAGCAATGTAGAGTTGTAAAAAGATATAATGAGAAAATATCTGATAATGTAAAGAAAATTCTTACCGAAACAACATCAGGAAGTGTAGGGTTAAAAACTCAAAAGAAAGTTAATTGCGATGAAACTTTACAACCTTATAATTTTATTGGAAATAATAGAAAACCTTTTACTGTTTGTACTTGGTTAGCATCTAAATCTATTCCAGTAAATGCTGGTTCTAAAGGAGGTGCTGCTGGATTTTTATTCTATGAGACTTATGATGGGTTTAACTTTAAATCAATTGATTCATTATTTGAACAAGATTATAAGCATAGTTACACATATACTGATAGTGCAGAATTGCCTGAAGGGTATAATGGAAAGATACTTAATTATTCTATTGATAGAAATATAGATCTTTTAAGCAATCTAGCAATGGGTACTTACTCTAATGTTAGTTTATTTTTTGATTTTTATGCAAATGATTATCAGGTAAGAACCTTTAATGTTGATTCTTCTGGATCTGCAGAATCAGATGGAGGAGGTAGTAAGGGAAAAATAGTATCTGCAGGAACTAAAGAATTTGAAGGTGTTTCTTCTGAATTTAGATCTGCTCCAACTAGATTGATGAATCATGTTCTTGATATTGGAACACTACCTTCAGGTGAAAATGCAGATGAGCAATTGAAGACTTGGAAGGAAAATAGGGATAAACCCACTTCCGATCCATTAAATACTATGGTACAATCTTTAATGAGATACAACCAGTTATTCACCATTAAGATTAATATTATGATTCCTGGTAATTTTTCCTTAAGAGCAGGGGATCTTATTCATTGCGATTTCCCCGAATTAAGTATTGATAACTCTGGAATGGTTGATCAGATTAGTGGTGGCATATATATGATATCTAGCTTGTGTCATCGAGTAACTCCGCAAGATTGTTTTACAAGCTTAACTCTTGTGAGAGATACTTTTGGAAGAAAACCTTACTAAGGAAAATTATGACAACTAAAACTCCAAATCACGATTTAAATCATGAGGTATATGTTGATCCTAAAGATCATAAGGAGCATATCAATCATGGTATGATAGAATATACAGAAGAAGATCTAAAGATGCATAACGACGCATTCCATGCCCACTCAGAGGATGAAGTTGATGTGAATGATGGTAAGATTAATGACTGGCATGAAAGACATGCTGACGAGCATTTAGAAGTTTATTGTGACAATCATCCAGATGCACTGGAGTGTAGAGTTTACGACGATTAATGTTAGAACAAGGACTTTTTAAAAAACATTTTTATGGTAGGGATGGACTTGTCTGGTGGATAGGTCAAATCCCTGATGAAAAAACATGGCGTACCAATATTCCTGGAATCAGCACTCCTAGTAATGAGGAGCATGATGGGTTTGGGTGGAGATATAAAGTCCGTATCATGGGATATCACCCTGCATCTAAAGAACTACCTGATGAGCAACTTCCTTGGTGTGGAGTTGTTTTTCCCGTTACTGCTGGTTCTGGTTCAGGTGGAGCATCTCAATCCCCCAATCTAAGACAAGGTAATTTTGTTTATGGATTCTTTTTAGATGGTGATGATGGGCAAATGCCTGTTATTATAGGTGTCATTGATAATAATGATTATACTGCTATACAAAAGGATATTCCAGAAATTCCTTTTGTACCTTTTAGTGGGTATACGAGTAATCCTGGAAAACTTACTAGGGCAGCATTACCCTTAATACAGGAC